TCACGACAAGGCTGCAAGCACTGAGGCTTTCGGCGTCTCGGCAAGGTGCGCATAGCGTTGCGTGGTCTGTATGCTCACATGACCCATGAGGCGGCGGACTTCTTCGATTGGGACACCGGCCTGAATGAGCCATGACGCGTAGGTGTGCCTGAGATCGTGCACACGGAAACGCTCAATCTTCGCAACCTTCGCGGCATCGTCCAAAGCGCGCTGAAAGTTCCTATTGCCGGGGCGCGCGCCACGCGGTGACGGCAACAGCGGGTCAGTGGTCGGCAGGCTCTTTAGTACCCAATCGGGAACGGGCACTGGGCGGCGTTTCTTGCCCTTTGGGTACTTCTTCATTTGCTCGGTCTTCTGGTCCCATACCTCGGCCACTAGCAAGATGCCACGGGTACGGGATACGCGCCGTTCTGATAGTCCCACGGCTTCACCCCAGCGAAGCCCCGTGTAGGCAAGTAGGTTCGTGATGTTCTGCCACCTCGGGGATAGGTGTTCGCAGATGCGGCGCACCTCGGCTTTCGTCAGGTAGCGGTCATGCGTTTCTTCGCCGGTCTTGAGGCGGATACCTCGCGCCGGGTTCACGGTGATGTATTCACTATCTAGGGCTTGCTCAAGTGATGTGGACAGCAGCCCCGCGATTCGGTTGACGGTGCTCGCGGCGCGCTCAGGGTTATTGTCATCGTCAGGCATTCCGCGAAGCTCAGTAACCCATTCCTTAACGTCGGCGCGGGTAATGTCGGTCAGCTTCACGTCACCCCAGCGGGGCATCACATGGGAGTCAATGCGCTGCTTGTCGGTCTCGGCGGTGCCGGGGGCAATGTCGCGTTGCGGTATCCAAATTTTCGACCATTCGCGCCATGTCAGGGGGTTGTCTTTTTCGCGGGTGTGACGCGCCTCTTGTTCTTTGGCTTCGGCGGCGCGCTCTGCGGCCTTCTTGTGACGGTAGACGCCGGGGACAGTTTTACGTTTCCCGTGGGCGTCACGGTATGCGCCCTTATACGTGCCGTCTGCGAGTTGTCTAACCCATGCCATTAAGCGGCCTTCCTGATGAGTGTTTGCCACACCTCAGTGAGTTCACGTGTGACGTTGAGGTGTTGGGCGATTGCGCCGGGGTGGGGACCGTGCAGTGATTCGGCTTCGGCGTATTGCTGGGGCGCGATTAGAAATTGCGCGGCCCATTCGTCCGCTCGCCTCTCTTGCCATTCGTGCATTGGCTGGTCTAAGACGGCTTCGTCGCCGTAGTGGGCGTGTCCTAGTTCGTGGGCGAGTGTGGTTCGCTTCTGGGCGGTGTTGAGTAGAGACGATACAACGATGATCTTGACCTCTTTGACATAGAAGCCTCTGAAGGCACGAAGTTGCACCTCTTGCACTTTGATGCCTTTGGACTCAGCAAGTGCAAAAAGGTTTTTCACGGTTCCCCCTATGGATGATTTTCTTCTGTTTTTTCTTGTTCCGTGTCGGTATCGGCATCGGGATTGTGGGCGACTAGCGGGAATGGGTTTTCTCCGCCGTCGCGTGCCATGTCGATTGCCTGGGCGAGTGTTTCGCCTAGGTCCATGTCTAGGGCGCGTGCAAGTAGTGAAGCTTCATAGATGGTGATGGGTGAAGTGCCCTTGAGCTTTCGAGAGACTGACATCTGTGTCATGCCCGTGTACTCGGCAATTTTGGACTGTGACATTTGAACTACACCGCGACGCGCGCGGAACAGTTCAGCGAGTGCTCTGGTCTCTGGGCCTTGCGTGTCATCGTTCATGACTAAATATTCGCATGACACGCCAGAATAAGCAAGATCACAGAGAAATATTCGTCAAAGTTTAAAACAGTCATGACCTGCAAGGATGCAGGCCAAGCACGGCAAATCAGGGTCGTTTGAGCGAATCACACGATTGTAATTCGTAACATCAGTGTTTAAGCTAAACACCATGCACACCACCACATCACAGGAAAAGATCGCGGCGAATGTCCGCGAAGCTCTCGAAGAACAGAACCACTCACGACAGGAACTAGCTGCCCAGATCGGCGTCACTTATCAGCAAGCTTGCAAGCTTATCAAGGGCGATTCTCGAATCAGGTTTGACCACCTCAGCAAGATCGGCGCATGGCTCAAGATTGATCCTCGGAAGTTCCTAGGCTTGCCCGTGGCGGACGATGACACTTGGCTGACGATCAGGGAGTGTTCAGCCACAGTGAAGCGTCACCCCGACACGATTCGGAAGGCCGTGAGCGCGGGTGAGCTTGATTCGACGCAGAGGAAGCGGCAGGGAATGCACTTGATCAAGAAATCTGATCTTGACGCATGGATCGCGGGTGTTCGATGAGTGCCCCGCCTATCGCATACGCGACAAACGACTTGGCCGCTGTTATCTCGGCTCAGGTGAATCGGCAGTTTGGTTCGATCCGCGACTTTATCAACGCGATTGTTGACGCCTGCTATCAGCGCGGCATTCCTGCCGGGTATCGGCAAGTGTCGAGAATCTACTTTCGCTGGCAAAAAGAGGACGCACACCAGACCGACGTGAAGCACGGTCTCATTGACGGCAAGCGCGGCCAGGATCGCACGTTGGGGAATGACCCGACAGGTGAAGAGGCAGTGCGAAACGTCATGCGGGAATTTCTGACATGAAGAGAACAAGACTCATATTTGGCTTGGCCCTCGCAACGGCGGGGGCCTTTTTAGTCGCCCAATCAGCGGGAACGGTCAACGGCGGCTTCATCGTCGGCGCACCGCTTGCCGTCTGGGGCGTGTATCTGATGACAAAGGAAAGCAACAGTGAACGACAAGAAGAGAGAGGTTCCACCAGTGAGAACTAAAGCTGACAACAACAACCCGTTCAGTCTGCCGACACAGGTTAAGCGGCCACGGTCGGCGGTTAGGGAAGACAAGACTTCTCAACTGGGCATGAGCCTAGCTGATGGCCGGGTCAGACGGGATCATGAACCGTGGTTTTCAAACATGGTTCGCCGTTACGGAAGGTAGGCGCGTGGAGAGTCTATTTTTCGCCGGGGTGCTGTTAATCATCCTGGCAATCGTGTTGATGCTGAACGAATGGAAGTGAACTAATGCTGGAATTTGTGACAGGTCCGTCTTCTGAGGACCGCGAAGAGTGGATGGACTTCAGGAACGGCAAGACCACCGCCACCGACGCTGCGAAGCTCGCCGGGTCAAGCCTGAAAGGTTGGAAGGCGTTACGCGCTGAGAAGGACTCAGGCGAATCCAAGTTCAGAGGCAACAAGTACACGAAACACGGTTCAGAACGTGAGTCAACGATCAGTGACCACTTAGACACCATGCTCGGCATGAAGCACAACACGAATGTGCTTGTGTCCGTCAATGATGATGGGTTGGTCGCTACGCCGGACCTGATCGACGTTGAGGGGAATCGCGTCGGAGACATTAAGACGGCGAAGTGGGACGGCGAGAAATGGGCGAAAGTCCCTCAGGACTACTATGACCAGCTGCAATGGCAGATGTTCATCACGGGGGCGACTAGTGCCGTCCTCGCGGTCGAATATCACGAAGATTTCGTGCCTGTGTTCATGGACCCTCACCTGTTCTATGTGGACCGCGACGAACAGCGGATTGAGTATCTGTGTTACCTGCATGAGCGTTTCCAGCATTTTGACGAACTGACAGAGTTCGATGAACTGATCATTGAGCGGTCGCAGTGCCTTGAGGCGTTGCGCCCTGCTCAGGACGCGCTAGCCGACGTTGAGGCGAAGATTCGTGAGCATATCGGGGATCGCCCCTATTTCAAACACGTCTCATCTGTGGGTGCGGTCAATTGGGTTACCCCGGCACCGTCGCGCACGTTCGATAAGAAGGCTGTTCTGTCGAAGCTAGCGGCTGATCGCGGGATCGAACCGACACCGAAGAACCTGAAAGAGATTGAGGGCGAGTTCACGAAAACCGGGGCGACACCGAAACCGAAACTCACAATCACGATGCCAGAAGAGGAAGAGGCAAAATGACCACCATTCAGGAAGCCATTTCAAAGGTCATGGCTGAGGTTGGGGCCGTTGGTAAGGACGGGCGCAACAATCAGCAAAACTTCAACTTTCGCGGCATTGACGCCACGGTGAACGCCCTCAGTCCTGCCATGCGTAAGCACGGTGTGATTGCTCGGCCTTCTGCCGTTGAGTCGATCACTTATGAGCCGTTGCAGTTCAAGAGCGGTGGACGGGGCACACAGTGCCGCGTGGTCGTGTCCTACACGTTCAGAGGGCCGGACGGCGACGAGATTGTTTCCACGGTCGCGGCTGAGTCGATGGACTCGGGAGACAAAGCAACAGCTAAAGCAATGTCTGTCGCGTTCCGTACTTGCCTGTTGCAGACGTTCGTTCTGCCGACACAGGACGCAGACCCCGACATGGACGTGTACGAAACCGCCGCGCCTGAACCTCAGCGCGATTGGGCGGGGGAAGCTCAGAAGCTCGCCGGGAACGGAAGCGTTCAGGGGCTACGGGATTTGTGGAAGGAAGCTCAGGCAGCGGGGCAAGTCGGAGTGATGGACAACATTAACAAGCTCGTCGCAGAGGTTCAGGGGGCGTCATGACTGAGGAAGCATGGAAGCCCGTATTTGGGTACGAAGGCTTGTATGAGGTTTCGGACCTTGGCAACGTCAGGTCTCTTGACCGCGTGAAGCTGAACAGGTGGGGTGAGTATCTGAAGCGGGGCGCGGTGCTTCGCCCTGGCTTGGATGATAAGGGCTATCCGATGGTGGTGCTCACCAGAGACGGCAAGCCAAGGACGCGGCGTGTCCATGTCTTAGTCCTTGAGGCATTCGCTTCGCCCCGCCCTGCCGGGTTGCACGCTTGCCACGGCGACGGGGATTCCCAGAACAACCGTGTTGAGAACTTGCGCTGGGACACGCCTAACGAAAACACGTTTGACAAGGTTCGGCACGGTACGCACCTTCAAGCCGCGCAAACTCATTGCAAGAGGGGGCACCCGCTCGGCGGTCCTGATTCCGACGTTCAGATTCGGCCCAATGGTCGGCGTAGGTGCAGGCGGTGCGAGAGGGAGAATCAGCGCATGAGAAGGGCGGGTGTATGACGGAAATTGTTACGCCGGATCAGGTCATAAATGAGCTTGAGCAGGTGCGAAACGACGCGGCACGTGGGCCTCGGGAGCTTGAGAAGGCGGAACGGGCATATCTGGTTGCGAAGCGTCAGTTTGATCGAGAGTATGCGCTGGCCTATAAGCGTGCTGACGGGCCGGTTGAGGACCGGAAGCAACAGTCCACGATTGATGCTGATTCGTTTGCTCAGGCTATGGATGATGCTCAAATCATTCTCAACTATGTGAAGGCTCATTCGCGTTCGCTGGATTCGCAACAGTCGAATTTGCAGACTCAGGCGAAGCTTGTCGAAATCACTTACAAGCTCGCCGGTGTCGGTCAACGCTGACACCGATTGAAAGGAAACTCTAGCCACTCTTCGGGGTGGCTTTTTTGATGCCCGAAGGGGGTAAGCATGTTGGTTCTCATTGTGTTTTGGGTTGCGCTCATCGTGGGCGTTATCGGTTGGGCCGGTGCTGTCGCTGAGCGTGAGGGGCAGATCGCACGTCCGACTCTATGGATGTTCGTGCTCGCGTTCCTCGCGGCTGTTGTGGATGGTGCCGCATGGCTGTGACGGCAAAGGCCCGTCAGCTTGTGTTCGACCGTGACGGGCGCATGTGTGCGAATTGCGGCGTTGATGACATGTTGACGATTCAGCACCGCATGAATCGGGGCATGGGTGGCTCAAAGACGCGTGACGGGTACGAAAACCTGATGACGCTTTGCTATTGGTGCAACGGGCGTCTCGAATCGAATGCCGAATTTGCGGCTATAGGGATCGACAAGGGTTGGAAGCTTCGCAGCTGGGATGACCCGCTGAAGGTGCCTGTGTTCTTCGCGTTCGACGGCTGGTATTACCTCACCGCTGACGGCAGGCGGGGGAAGCGGTAATGGCGGCGAAGAAGAAGCCACAACCTGAACCGGCGAAGTTCGATCGGTGTCTTGAGTGTGGGGTTACCAAAATCGTTTGTCGGCTTATGGCGCGTCCTGATGAAAAGGGCGCGCCTTGTTGTGCCGAATGTGAACATAAAGGGATGAAATGAAGAAGAACCTGCCGGTTGCGGCGGCTCAACAGGTGATTGACCTACTCATTGACGGTGGTTACACCTACAGGGACATTCACCGTCAGACGAAGCTCGCCTTGCAGACGTTGAACAATATCAAGTTGGGCCGTTATCCAAACGTGAAAGCGGCCAACTATGAACGCCTTGTGGCAATGCTCGGCTACTACCCTGACGTTGTTCGGGAGACGGTAGAGATCGCGGTCCCGGTTGGGAAGGTGATCGAGTATCTTCATTCGAGTGACGGGCGGCGGTTCGTGGATAAGTGCCGTGACGGGGTGAACGCCGCGTGAGTGATTGGCTGATTGATCTTTACATTCCCGGCGAACCGAAGTCTCAAGGCTCAATGAAGCACGTAGGCAACGGGCGCATGGTCCACAACCCTGAAATGGTCAAATGGCGCGACTGGATGACCGAATCCCTACGGGCGTGGGTGGGGACGTATTTCGGCGCGTGGGAGCCACTGGACGAACCTGTGGAGGTGCACGCGAAGTTCTGGCTACCTCGCCCCGGCAAACCGCGCCTTGAGCACGCGGCGACGGGGCTTGATACAGACAAGCTTCAACGCTGCGCAGGGGACGCGTTAGAACAATCTGGGGTGCTCAAAAATGACGCACGGATCGTTCGATGGAACAACCCTGAAAAGGATTGGACACACGACTTCACCGGGGACGGCAGTACGCCCGGTGTACGAATCAAGGTTAGGAAAATGCAGTGAAGCGTATTGGTAAGAAGTTCTATTCGTGGGCGTCACAGGTCGATCAAGAAACGCTTGATCAGGTGGAACGCATTTCGTGGATGCCTTTTGTTGAACCTCACGTGGCCCTGATGCCTGACGCCCATTTGGGTAAGGGTGCGGCTGTTGGGTCTGTCATCCCGACGCGGGGCGCGGTCATCCCGTCTGCCGTGGGCGTCGATTTGGGGTGCGGCATGGTCGCGGTTCGCACTCAGTGGACTGAGGATGATTTGCGCGCTCGCGGTGACCTTCGGGAACTGCGTGAAGGCATTGAGGCGCGTGTGCCGATGAGCGCGGGAAAGTACACTGACGCGCTGACGATCACGGTCGAAGGGTTCGCTAATGAACTTTATGACGCGTGGGATTTTGGCCTTCAGAGCTGGTGGCCGGAAGATTTCGCGCCGACGTGGGAAAACCAGTTGGGCACGCTCGGCGGCGGCAATCACTTCATTGAGATTGTGGCTGACGAAGAGGGCCGCGTGTGGGCGTTCCTGCATTCGGGGTCACGGGGGATCGGCAATAAGATCGCTCAGCATTTCATGAACCTTGCGAATGAGCACTGTCGGCGGAACTTCATTGATGTTGACCGTGACCTTGCCTATCTGGTGGAGGGCACACGGGAATTTGACCAGTACATGAACGCGGTGAACTGGGCGCAACGGTTCGCGTATCTGAACCGTGAAGAGATGATGATTCAGACTCTCTATGCGCTTGAGGGCTTCATGGGTGGACCTGTGGAGAAGTCGGAAGAAGTGAACTGCCACCACAACTTCATGAAACGTGAACACCACCACGGACAGAACCTCGTCGTCACCCGCAAGGGCGCGATTGAGGCTAAGGCCGGTCAGCTTGGACTCATCCCCGGCTCAATGGGCACCGCCTCATACGTCGTTGAGGGTAAGGGCAATCCGTTGTCGTTCAACTCGGCACCGCATGGCGCGGGGCGCAACTTCTCACGCCGTAAGGCACGGGAAACGTTCACGCATGAGCAGCTGAGAGAGGCAATGCGCGGCATTGAGTACCGCGACAGTGACGCGTTCGTTGATGAGATTCCCGGCGCGTATAAGCCGATAGATCAGGTCATGGCTGACGCTGACGATCTGGTGGCAGTGGTTCACAAATTCAGACAGATAGTTAACTGCAAGGGCGACTAAAAGAGAGAGGTGGTTGTGCCGTGGCTTGGTTCAAAGTCGATGACCAACTAGCGTTCAATGCCAAAATCGTCGCGGCAGGCAATGAGGCTATGGGGCTTTGGGTTCGTGCCGGGTCATGGTCCGCCGCTCAACTGACTGATGGTTTCGTGCCAATTCATATGGCAAATGCTATGGCAAATGGCATGGCAAAAGAATGCGGTGCCGATGCGCTGGTCATGGCAGGGCTATGGGATGAAGTAGACGGCGGTTTTCAGTTTCATGACTGGTCAGAATTCCAGCCTGACGCGGAAACTGAGAAGGCGAAGCGTAAAAAACGTTCCCTTGCAGGTCAGAAGGGTGCGGCGGCTAGATGGGGTAGCAAATCGGATAGCAAACCGCATGGCAAATCGCATGGCAAACCTATGGCAAACGAATGCGATTGGGATGCCCCGACCCGACCCGACCCGACCCGACCTATTAATACATCGTCGGGTTTCGCTGAAGCTCACCCTGACGCCGCCGAACTGATCGAGTGGTTCAACGCTCAAGTGACCCAGAACGGCTTCAAGAAGCCTTCTGATACGAAGGCGAACCGTGATGCCGCTCGGCTGTTGTTGGGCCGTGACGGGATCAGCACAGAGCGCGCTAGAGAGGTTGCAGTGTGGGCTTTGGCTGATGAGTTCTGGCGAACGAATATCAGATCGTTTTCGAAGCTGCGTGACAAGTTCGAAACGCTTGAGGCTCAGATGCAACGCCCTCAGCGCGGTTCAGGACCGGCGACGTTCGATCAGCAGCGCATTCAGGCGAACAACGATCTGTTCATGCAGATTGCTGAGTCAACGGCAGGGGGTGAAATTTGGAACGGCGATTCATTGAACAGGCAAATCACGCAATGAGAATTCTCGTCTCGGCTGAGCGTCGGCAGTCGGATGAGTTCGAGATTCGAGTTCTGGCAATGGCAATGTCGAAATATCCTCAGTTCTCGTCGGCTGACTATGAGGCCGGGATAGTTGATTATCACTCTCAGCACCGTGACCGGAACATGAAGGCCGGTGATGTGATCGACGGGGCGAAGCGTGCTTATGCGAAACGGAATGAGACGCGCGCTGTTGAGTCGGGGAACGTGACTGACGCGGTGCCTCGCCCGTCGAATTATCGGCAGTTGCGGTTTCAGTTCAGGCAGATCGTGCAAGAGGCGAAGGCTCAGGGCATCTACTTGTCTACTGAGGATTTGCTGCATGAGCACGCAAGACGCGTGAGGGAATCAACCGGGGGATGAGTTGGAAGCGATAGAGGTTATCGCCTTGCTGAGATTTCGGCAGGGCATTGAGGGCGTGGCGGTTAATGCCGATGATGTGAGGGCTTGGAAGGAATGCCTTGATGGTGTGCCCTATGCGAAAGCTTATGCAGCAATGGTCAAGCACTATCGAGAGTCCACGAATCCATTGAGACCGGCGCACCTTATCGAACGGGCCTGACGGCTCACAGACGTAACCCCTTGCTAGTCGGCAGGGGGCTTTCTTATGCCCGAAAATCGGGCGAACGATTGGAGAGATGACTATGGCACTGCCAAATATTGACAACTTTTTCACGCTGACTGGTGACCCTGAAATGCGGTTCACCCCGAATGGTGCGGGTGTGTGTTCGTTCAATGTCGCGGCGAACAAGCCGAAGTTTGAAAACGGTCAGCCGGTGAAGGATGAGCGCGGCTACACGGTGAATGATCGAACGCTGTTTCTGCCGTGTGTGGCGTTTGGTCAGCTTGGCGAGATGATCGCGGAACAGGCGGGGCGCGGTTCGTCGGTTCGACTGGTGGGGGCACTTGAGACTCAACAGTGGGAAGACAAGAACACGGGCGAGAAGCGTTCAAAGACTCAACTGGTCGTTGATCTTGCTCGCGTGGTTCCTCGCAGGAATCAGAATCAGGGCGGACAGGCTCAGGGCAGCTATCAGGGTGGCGGTCAGCCGGTGAATGAACACCAGCCACAGGGCGGCGGCTGGGGTAACAATCCCGGTAATGATCCGTGGGCGAGTTCAAACCCTCAGATGCGGGATGAACCGCCGTTCTGACGAAGTGCAGGTGTAGAACCGTCCACGTTCTAGCCTGAATCAAACAGAACGCCGTCAAGGCGGCGTTTATAGCCCCGAACCGTGCATCTATCGGTTCGGGGCTTTGTTATCGCCTTAAACGGGCTTTTAGAGAGGTTTGGAATTGGGTTATCAAGAAAAAGTCGAACAGTTCATGCTCGCCGGAGACCAGGACGCGCCACTAACGCCCACGGTCCCAGACAGTCCTGCGGCATGGCTTCGCATGAACATGCTGCTGTCAGAGGTCAACGAATACAAGGAAGCCAAATCGGATTGCTATCAGGCGAAGTTGAACCTCGGCACCGACCAGACCACCACACAACAGGCCGCGCTTGTGAGCATGGCTGACGCGCTCGCGGACATGGTTTATGTCATCTACGGCACGGCGGCGACGTATGGGATCGACTTGGACAACGTTCTAGACATTGTTCATGACGCGAACATGCGCAAGCTGGTAGACGGCAAGGTCGTTAAGGATGAGCACGGGAAGATTCAGAAGCCTGCCGGGTGGACCCCGCCCGAACCTGAAATCAAGGCGGCAATGTTTGGGGGTGCCCGTGGTTGAGTTCACCGACAAAATCACAGTGAAGCTCATTGACACGATGGGGGATGACGCACGGATTGCTGAGGCGGCGCGGGTGTCCACGAAGGGCTTGGAAAACAAGTCTGACAAGATCAACGGCCTTGTGCGTGCGCTCATGCGTGAGGGGCACACCAGCCCGTTTGAACATTCGGTTATGACGGTCTCGGTCGATGTTCCGATATTCGTGGCCCGTGAGTGGATGAGGCACCGCACGCAGTCCTATTCGGAGATTTCGGCACGGTACACGCAACTTCAGCCCCGGTTCTATCTGCCGGGTGAGGATCGGCCACTGGTGCAGTCGGGTAAGGCTCTGGACTATCACCGCGAACCGGGCACGATCAGGCAGGAAGTCATCACTGATTATCGGCACCGCGACATTGCTCATGACGCGTGGGCGGCGTATCAGAAAATGCTCTCTGAAGGTGTGGCGAATGAGGTTGCTCGCAACGTCTTGCCGGTGTCCACCTACACGCAGTTTTGGGCGACGGCGAACCTCGGCAATTGGTTCAAGTTCCTGACGCTCAGAGACGCACCAAACGCGCTGCTTGAGATTCGGCAGGCCGCGCAGCAGGTAGACGCGCTGATCGCTGAGCTTTGGCCTGTAGCTCACAAAGCATTCCACGATTTCAAGAACTGAGAGAGGCAAAAAAATGAAGGTTGCAATTGTTGGTGATGACGGTTCGGTATCCATGTATGGAAATGCGCTCATAGGCGGTTACGAATGGAGTAGTGATCGCATGAGCATTGAGCTTGAGTGTGCCAAGGAGCAAGACGGCTATTTCGGGCAGACCTTCGCCGGGAAGCGTGCGAAAAACCACCTGATTGATTTCTTCGATCTGAGGGCCGTGAAGAAGGCCGAACGGATCGCACAGAGCGCAATTCGCAAGGGTGACCTGATTCGTCTTGTGGACCACTCAACACCCCTGCCGGGGGAACGGGATTACAAGACGATTGAGTACGTCGCCACGGCTGACGGTGACGGCGGCTATCAGTTCAACGCGGGTGAGAAATTCTATCTTCTGGACCGTCCGAAGCCCGTACTACCTACCGCGCCGGGGTCTGTCGTGAAGGTGCGCGTGAGAAACCACGGCGTGCAGAAGATCACCCTTGGCAAAGATGGAATGTGGCGCGGTCAGAACGTTCACGCTGACGCGGCAATGGTCAAAGACAACACAGAAATCTTGGAGGTGATCGCCTGATGGATAAGCCCAAATACCCTGACGTATCCGTGCCCCTGGTCGGTCAGGACGGAAACGCGTTCGCAATCCTTGGCCGCGTCACCCGCGCACTCAACAAAGCCGGGGTGAGCCAAGCGGAACGGGATGAGTTCTTCAATGAGGCGACTAGCGGGGACTATGACCACCTTTTGCGGACTGTCGTGGCGTGGGTGAACGCCGAATGAGTGGGGCTGAGCAATGGGCGTGAAATTCGATTGGCGGTATTTCCCGGTGAGGGGCCGGGGCGGATCGTATGGCTTTGAGGCTCGGCCCGTCATCCAAATGGTCTGTGACCTATGCGGGGCTGATGCCAAGTTTGGCGAAACACAAATGTGCCCCGCCTGCCGTCGCGCGTTCGCGGTGATCGCGGTACAGGCACGGCAGACGTTCGGGCGCGCTATCACGGCAAACGATATTCGAACTATGAAGAGCCGTCTCAATCCTCACGGGATCGACTACGGCAAACCCTGGCAACACCACCTGCCACCACACGAAAGGGCACACTATGGCTTGCACACCTAAACCCGTCAGGCGCGAACAGAAACGCACCTCTGCGCTCATGCGACGGCTATACAGGGCCGGAATGCGGATGGTGTCAGAACGTCACGGGAACATGGTTTACGTGAGATTCGAGTTCCCACATGAGACGGATTGAACGCCTTCTGTGGCTGTGGCCTGCCCACCTCGCCGCGCTAGTCATACGGTTCATACAAGCGATACCAACAGCAAGACTCAAGACCCTTCACCGGGTCTTTTTTAATGCCCGGAAACGGGCAGGAAGGACACCATGAACGGGATAACAAAAATCACGGTCGCGGTCATCGTCGGTCTCGGCGTGCTCATAGGCGGCGGTCTCGGCCTTCGCTACGTGCTCGCTGAACCTACAGGGCAAGTTGAGGCACGGGAGCAAACCCAATCAGGCTCAAACCGGATCGCCCAATATGAGCGGTTCTACGATCTGTGCACCTCAGCCAAGACCGCTCAAGACCAGATCACGAACCTTGAGCAAGAGCACGACGGCGGGGTGAGTGAATCCCGCGCCGGTCAGATCACGGCCTCAATCACCGCGCTACGCGGCAAGCGTGACGAGTCGGTGAACAAGTACAACTCACTTGCTCAGCGCGATTACACGGCGGGGCAATTCCGCGCGTCAAACCTTCCCTTTGAAATCGACGGTCAGGAGCCAATCAAATGCAACGTTGGATGAAAACCACGCTCGCCGGTCTCGGCATTTCAATGCTCGCGCTCGCCGGATGCACGCCCTCGGAAGACAACGCAGACCAGAAGAGCCGGGATGAGGCATATGAAAAGGTCATGAAAGCTCAGCCGGGTAAGCAACTCGAATACTCTCCCACACGGGAAACGATCAACTTTTGGGTCGATACGTGGAACGAACCGGGCAAGCTTTCATACGTCTATCTTCAGAACACGGGCGGTGATGTGATCGGCTATTACATTCTCAAGGGTCTGCCGGTCTCGTATTGCGCTAAGATCAGCCCACCGGATCGCCTGGACGGGCGGCGGGAAGGTGGGAACGATAGCACTGTGGTTAGGCAAGCCCCGGCCAATGACGGCGCATATTACGGCGACGGCAACTGCAACACGTTCTACGGGCAGGACGCCACAAGCGGCGCATATGTCGAGTACACGGCAGGCATGGGAATTAACGTTCTGTTGTTCGATGCACCGATGCCGAATCAGTCTGACGCTGAACCGCTCGGCCCTACGTCCGTTGATGACGTGAAGTAACCACACCACCATTCAGCCCCGGCCTTCCATCGTGAGGGCCGGGGCTTCTCTATGTCCGAAAGGGGCACCATGACACCGATTATCGAACTGACCGCCGCCCACGTCGGCAAACAGCTACGGATCACAGACCAACACCTCAGCATTGAGGGCACTCTGTCATCTGTTCGCTTCTGGTGTGAGCGCGAAGAGGTAATGAGATTTCTGAACGCTGAACCGCTCACACGCATGAGCGGCCTATTCGTGGAGGTCGAAGTGTTCGGGATCGACGGAACAACGCAGCTGACCACCAAAGCCGAATTTCAGGTGATCGAATGATGGACTACGCGGAAGCACTCAAGCAAGCCCCGTCGATGGTCGCTGAGCTACGGCGGCGGATCATGCCGGAGAAAGGCGAGAAGCCGGAAATCTCGGCACCGGCACAGAAGCCTTCAGCACCGCTCAGCATTCACGTCATGTCCGACTGTGACAGTATCTATTCGCTGCTGTACCGGCACGCTGAAAACGTCGCTGACTTGCTCGGGTCAAAACACCCCAGCGTCCCAATCGTGGGGGACTGGGAGCCTGTAGGACTGCCTGCCGGAACAACCCCAGAAGATGCCCACGGGCACGCGCTCAAGCTCGCACGATACCTGGAACACCAAACGCACATGGTGCCGATTGAGTGGGAACGCAAGATCAGCCGGGAAATCGTCAAAGTCATGGACAGACTGACGGAACGTTACCCCGCGCATGAACCGCCTGAGCGATTGAACGCCCGTTGCCGCGAATGCGAACGCCTCACCCTGTATCGGTATCTGCCGAAACGCTACGGGGCGGATGAGCGTTTCAAGTGCCAGTCATGCGGACTACACCACACCGCCGAAGAGGTGGCCGTGCAGCAACTCAAACGAGAGAAGGAAAACAAATGATTGAAAAGATGATGGTTGCAGACCTCGGCGCGGGTGACCATGCGACGGTCAATTCGCGTGGTGAGTTCTGCCTAACCCTGAACGGGCGAACGAACTTCATGAGCGAACGTGAAGCGCGGCGGCTCTGGTCGAACCTCGGCACACTGCTAAGGGAGTCGGCTAAGTGGAATGGATGACGCAAGATAAGGCAATGCGGTTTCACGGGGTAACAGATCAGACGCTTAGGAACTGGTGCCGAAAATACGAAGTTCGGACACGCAAACGTGATGGTCGAATTGAATATCATTCTGTCGATTTGGAGACGGCAGAATATCGCGGCAAACACCGTGGAACGCTGCCGCCGTGGAAACGCTAACTATTTTGGGGTACGTCTGATAGAGTCGGATCGTGCGGTTTTCTAGAAACCCTAGATAAGTAAATTCACTGCTTCGAACCGCACCAAACCCCTAAGCCCTGGTACAGCTTGAGGGGTTATTTTAATGCCCGTTTGTGATCTGGCGATTAGCAAACGGGCAAACGCCGGGGTAGCCCAAAGGCAGAGGCAACGGACTCAAAACCCATACAGTGCAAGTTCAAATCTTGCCCCCGGCACAGAGCGGATTAGCGGTATCCGGTCAGACCAAAACCGCTGCCCTCAGGGGCATGGCACTGTAGCTCAGTTGGTAGAGCGTCCGCCTGAAGAGCGGAAGGCCCTTGGTTCGAGTCCAAGCGTTGCCACGGTGCGGAGGTTCCGAGTCGGTACAAGGGCATGTCCCGTTGCGCGACTAGGTAGAGGAAAAGTCACAGGTAGCCTGGCAAGGTCTGCGGCTCTACGCCTACTTGGATACTTAAGAACGAGGCGTCGCTACACGCCTACTCCGCATTTTGTGATCGTGGGGTAATTGGTAACCCACCTCGTTTGGGATGAGGACGATGCAGGTTCGAGTCCTGCCGGTCGCACGATGCACCCCACGACTAGATGTTGTGCCTATTCGAGTGGGGTGCACTCAATTGTCCCCGTGACGCTTGCCTGAACTGGCGCGAACGGGGAATGTCCCGGCTCGTGTCTGTGGTGGTTCACGGGCCGGGGCAACCAACTACTACACGTGAAGATATGATGAGGTCATGAAGAAAACAATCACCACACTTGCCGCCGTTACCGCCCTGCTGCTCACAGGATGCGGGGGCACCGAAGAAAACGACGCAACAACTGAAGTTGCAGACGCCACAACAGACTCACCTCAAACCGAACAGGCCGAAGCCGAAGAGGTAGAGGGCACCGGCGACGAAGAGGGCATGAGCGACGATGACGTTATCAAGCTCGGTGACCAGTTCCGCGTCAATACGTTCGATGAGGACAGCACCATTTATCACTGGGACGTGAAAGTCACAGGCGTTGAGACAGTTGATGTCCTCAAAGATGCCGATGACAACGAAGCCTATTATTCCGGTGACGATATGGACGCACCTGAGAAGGTCGATGCCAAACCCGATGAAGGCAACGAGTTCGTTCACATCACCTATGAACAAACCAACTCGTCAGGTGTCCCAGAGTCGTTGACGCTTGAAAGTCAATTGGTGTTCTCTGACGGTGAAGTGTTCTCCGCGCTCGGTGATGATGGTGACTACTACACCCCGAACCTGACAGAAGCACATGACCAGCCTGCCGGTGAGACACAGAACAACAACACCACTGCTAAGGGTGATTGGGTGTTCGAAGTCCCGAAGGGTTCAGAGTTTGATGCAGTGATCGTCAATGAGTATTCGATTGACGCTGACGAAGAATATTGGGTCATGCTCAAGTAGCACCCCACGAACAGAAGCCCCCTTGACCCGCTGAGGTTGAGGGGGCTTTGTCATGCCCGAAAGGTAAGCCACCATGAACCGCTACATCATTGACGGACTGATAGCAGACCTCCACAACGGTAAGCGCATTGTCATTGTCGCCCCCACGGTGAGGCAGTCCTCATTCGCGTTCCGCACCATTGCCGACGCCATGAGTAACGATGAGGCGGTATCCAAGATCAGGCGCGCGAACGGGCAAGAGTCCATCACCACTCACACGGGCGGATACCTCACGTTCATTGCCGTGAGCATGTACGGCGGTAGAGGGTTCTACGCTGACACTGTTGTCGCCCTGAGTCCTGGGCAGATGACAGACAAACAGGTGCTAGCCCTACTCAGCTACACCAGAGTCACACAGGCTGAACTCATCCAAGCATGACAGGCGGTGAGGCATGAACATCACAGTAGGTAATGACACCGTTCACCTGGACACAGATGACGGCGACATACTCACAGACGTGATTGTGATAGGTGTCCTGCAAAGGCTTGACGGCAACGGGCAGGGCATCGTCATTGGCACCACCGAACACACAGGCATAGTCACACAGGTAGGCGCAACGAAGCACGCCCTAGACCAGATGATCTAACAGTCAAGGTGGTGAGGCATGGCAACCTCGCGCACCGGGACAGGCAAGTGGAGACGCCTCAGAGCCGAAGCCATTCGCAGAGCCTTAGCGAACGGGCAAACCAACTGCCCACACTGCCGAACACACCTGGACTATGACACACCCCAAAGACCCAACAGTGCAGAGGCAGACCACATCATCCCTTATGCACGCGGGGGCACAGACACCATAGACAACGTGCACATCATCTGCCGCCTATGCAATCAGACAAAGGGTGCAGGCAAGACACGCAAGAGGCGCACACCTAAGAGAGTGCAACCAACTACCCGCGTTCCTTGGTGACGAGAGGACAACATGCGACAGTTCATCATCAAGATAGTGACAGGCAAAGAGACAACCCTTGAGGAAGTCGAACACATGATCAACAGTGAGGCTAAACGCTTTGTCTACACACACGGCATCACCGCCTTTGAACGGGTCAGCCTACACAGGTCACCATTCGCCCTTGACACTGACGCAGTAACTCACGCGGCAACATTCCGCACAGTATCCCGCACCTGGTAATCCCACTTACACGGGTAACCGGGAACAGAGAGTGCGGTAATCCCACCGGGGTACAGACACACTCCCACGGGGGTACAGAAACACGGGTACGAACCGGGTAAGAAACCGGGGTACAAACTCGGGGTAAATCGAGGGTACAAAAACCGGGGTAAGAAATCGGGAGTCCCCAGGGGGTACCCGGTCCCCAACTCGCAGACTTCGCTCCCCCGGCATTGCGTTCTCTCCCTGAGTCTGTTTCCACATTATGGACAGTTTTTCCACATCTCAACGGCTCTCTAAGGGGGTGTCATGACGAAGAAAAAGGATCGTGTTGATTATGCGTCTATCTCGGCTGCTGTCGCTCATGGCGACCGCCTGGACGAGTTGAGGGCTATTCATCGTCGGTTGGCGAAGGTTATGGATGATCCGAAGACACTTGCGCGGGATATTGCGTCTGTGTCTCGGCGTCAGTTGGAAGTGTCGCGTGAAATCGCGGAAATGGTCGCTGAGCTAGACGCGGCTGAAGAGGTGGAGGTGAGCAACGACAATGTTGTCAACGCAGAGTCCACCTTCAGACCAGAAGCCATTTGATCGCAAGCTCTCTGAGGTCTCGAAACATCTTGTGATCCCTTCCGGTGTTGAGCGCACTGAATGGCCGTTGGTCGCGCGTCAGCTTGAAAAGATGGATTGGCCTTTTGACAAGTGGCAGAAGAACCTCTGCACGGTCGGTACGGGGCTTCGCGCTAACGGCATGTACGCGTGCGGTATCGGTGGCCTGGTGTTGTCGATTCCTCGGCAGGTCGGCAAGACGTACACAATCGGCGGTCTGGTGTTCGCGCTGTGCTTGGCTAAGCCGGGGCTGCTGGTCTTGTGGACCGCACACCGGGCTAGGACGCATAACGAGACGTTCCGCGATATGGCATCTAAGGCCGAATCCGCGTCAGTCAAGCCGTTCGTTAAGGGCGTTCGCCGGTCGAATGGTGAGCAGGAAGTCGAGTTCAAAAACGGTTCGCGCATTCTGTTCGGTGCCCGTGAAAACGGGTTTGGTCGTGGCTTCAAACAGGTGGACATTCTCGTGCTCGATGAGGCGCAGATCCTCACCCTCAAAGCTATGGAAGATATGGTGCCTGCCACAAACGCGGCACCGAATGGTCTTGTGCTGATGATGGGCACACCGCCTCGCCCTAATGATCCTGGTGAGGTTTTCACAGATCGACGTGAAGCGGCCTTGTCGGGTGAAGATGAGGACGTTCTCTATGTGGAGATGGGCGCAGACGAAGGCGCGAATCCGAACGACAGAGAGCAGTGGTCGAAGGCTAACCCGTCCTACCCGCACCGCACGACTGAGACGGCAATTCTGCGTATGCGCAAAATGCTTGGTTCTATTCAGTCGTTCATGCGTGAGGGTTTGGGCATCTGGGATAAGGCGTCGAAGGGCCGTAAAGCGTTCCTCGCTGCCTCTTGGGATGCGCGCGCTGCTGAACCGATCACAGACGGCATTGTCTCGTTCGGTGTGAAGTTCTCGGCAGACGGGGCTGAGGTTGGCCTGTCCGGTGCGATCAAGGCCGACGATGGGCGAATCCACATTGAGGGCATTCGACAAGCTCCAATGACTGACGGCACGCAATGGTTGGTCGACTTCCTGGTCGAACGCAAAGACCGCGCCGCGCAGATCGTCATCGACGGCAAGAGCGGTGTCGGTTATCTCGTGAACGCTCTACGGGCTGAGCGCGTCGGCGCGAAAGTCATCCTCGTCCCGACGCTGGATCAGGTCATCACCTATCACTCAATGATCGACCGCGCCGTCACTCAAGGGGAAGTCACTCATTCGGGTGATCCCGATTTTGATGCTCAAGCAAAGTCCGCTGTACGCCGCAAGATCGGCAGCAACGGCGGTTTCGGCTGGGAAGCCCCCACTGAGGACGGCTCAGTGATTCTTCTCGATTCAGCAACGCTCGCCTATGGCGGGGCGAAAACATCTAAGCGGCGTCCTGGTCGCAAACAATCTTTCCTTTAGGGGGTGCGCATGTCTTGGACAAGAGAGGACGTTTCAAACCTCACTGTGATGAACGCTTATCCCGCTGAGGTTCAGGCGATTCGATCACTGTTGGAGGAATGGCGGCGACGGTGGCCGAAGAATGTTCAACGGTCGCTGTATTACGACACTGAGCAAGCTTTCAAAGACCTTGGAATCGCTCTTCCACCTCAGTTGAAAAAGGCGAAATTTGTTCTCGGCTGGGGAACACAGGCTGTGAAGAAACCGGCCATGCGTTCCCAGTTCGAAGGGCTACGCCTGCCGGGGTCTGATGACCCGTTCGAACTGTCGCAGATTTTCACCCAGAACCGTTTCCCGTTGGAGTTCTCGCAGTCGGTTGTGTCTGCTGGCACTCATGGCATGTCGCTTGTGACGGTCGCTAAGGGCCGTGCCGGTGAAGCCCCTGTGCAGATTCAGGCGCATTCGGCTGAGTCGTGCGCGGCGTTGTGGGACAGGCGTAATCGTCGCCTCGGCGCGGCGTTGACGATTGGCAATCTCTCAGAGGATCGGCCCACGGAGTTTGTCGTGTACCTGCCTGACGTGGTGTTGGAATGCAGCTACACGAAGGGTTCGGGATGGCTGGCTAAACGTCACCCCAACACGATTGGGCGCGTGCTCGCGGTGCCGGTCACACACGATCCGCAGTTGCGCCGCCCGTTCGGCCGCTCGCGGTTGACTAACGCGGTCATGGCTCTAAACGACATGGCCGTGCGTGCCTACGTTCGCATGGAAGCTAACGCAGAGTTCTACTCAACACCTCAGATTGCGTTGCTCGGCGTCGATCCTGAAGCGTTCAGCGGCCAAATGTCGGAGTCAATGAAGTTCAAATTGGCTATGGATCGTCTGATCGCTTTGACGAAGGATCAAGACGGTGAGAAACCGGAACTGACGCAGTTGTCGCAAGCGTCTATGGCGCCGCATTCGGACATGTTGCGCACGGTAGCTATGGCGTTCAGTGGTGAGACGGGTATCCCGCCGTCATCGTTGGGCATCATCCACGATCAGCCGTCATCGGCTGAGGCGATCCGCGCGAACGAACACGACATGTTGGTGGACGTGACCTATCAGAACAAGTTCGTTCTGTCTGACGCGGTGCGTGAGATTGCGATTCTCACGGTCATGGTCCGCGACGGGCTGAGGGACGTTCCTGAAGAGGCTTGGAGCCTTTCATCTCGGTTCGTTGATCCTGAGTTTCAGTCGTTGTCGGCGCAGTCTGACGCGGTGCAGAAGCTCGCCTCTCAGATGCCGATCCTTGCGCAATATCCGGTTCTGTTGGAACAGATATTCGATGACAATCAGGTCGAACGTATCCGTTCAGATCAGCGGCGGTCTACGGTGTCTGAGTTCATGCGCGGCGTGCAGGAGCGGGGGCAGGTCACGCCGGAGGTTCAGGAAGCGGCGAACGCGGGTGTAGTTCGTCAGGTTGAACCGTGATCGAGTACTCCACAACGCTCGGATACGCGACACTTTTGGACCAACTGAGTGTTCATGCGCTGGCTGACTTAAACGCTCTGATTGGGTCCGTTTCGGATCAGTCGAAGGCTGTTCAGGTCGAAGCCCTCATGGACACCATGCCGGAACTGGGCAACATGTACGGTTCCGCGTCCTCAGAGGTGTCCGCGCAGTTCTTTGACGAACTGATGCACGCGCAAGAGGTCAAGCGGCCTATCTCGCCTGAATCGTTTGTTGAGATGCCCCCTTCTTACTGGCAATCGCTGGTCGGTTGGGGCACCTCAAACGGTTCGCTCGATTGGCCGATGCTCGCCGGTGGCCTGACTCGCCGTTTGACCGAAATGGCGGCTGACACGATGGTCGGCAACGCGGAGATGCAGGGCGGTCTTTCCGCTCAACGCGTGCCCCGCGTCGGCTGCTGTGCGTTCTGTTCCATGCTCGCGTCTCGCGGCGCGGTGTACTCGGCTGACTCGGCGGGTTCGGTCGTTGGGCGTGGATCGCCTATCGGCAAGCACAAACTGTCAGGCGGCATTCGTCCACGCGGCGCGCAACGGTCGGGAGAAGAGTTTCACGACAATTGCCGGTGTCGGGTGGTGACTGTGACCCGTAGCAACTCAGTGCAGTTGTCAAAAGAGGCCGATAAGCACTTTGACCTGTACGCGGAAGCGCGCGAAAAGGTTAACGCCGGTCTTGAACTGAACGTGATTACGTCCCGCGTCGATGGGCGACTCAAAAATGAGTACGAATGGATCAACGCAGCCGGTGACACTCGTTCGGCTAAAGACAAGACGAACGACATTGTCAAATTCATGCGCAACCAATTAGGCGCATAACACCAAAAGATTTCGAAGCCCCGCACGGGGCTTTTTTATGCCGCACGGCAGAAAGGCGGATGGTCATGGACTATGAAGCGGAATACAACAAACTCAAGGATCAATTCGAATCGCTGAAGTCTGATTCGCGTAAGTGGGAGGACCGGAGCAAATCAAATTATGACGATTTGCAGAAGGCCCAAGCTGATCTTGCGGAAAGAGACAAGGCAATCGAAGCGGCAAACACTCGCCTCTCTGAGTTTGAGGCCGCTAACTCGGACATGAAAACGAAGCTTGACGCAATCGACACCGAAAAGGCGCACGCCGAACTCGTTGCCGAAGTTGCAAAGCGCACCGAAGTTGATGCCGCTGCATTGCGTGGCACAACGAAGGAAGAGCTTGAGGCTCACGCCGAAACGCTGAAGGCCGTTTTTGCACCGTCCGCGCCTGTCATTGAAGGACAGGCAAACACGCCGGGTGAACAGCCCGTAGACGAGTTGCGCGAATTCACGCGCGGCCTGTTCTCAACTGAAGACTAAGGAGACAAGCTATGTCCGTTCTCAAAACCGGAGACCTGAAACTCCCAACTCAGGTATTTGAACCGTGGGTGAAGCGCATTCACGACGGTTCCGCAATTTCGACCCTCTCAGGCTCGGTGCCGATGAAGTTCGGTAAGGGTGAGGCATTCAGTTTCGACATTGGCGAAGCTGAGTATGTCGGTGAGGGTCAGCAGAAGGGTGCGTCTGACGTTACTAAGACCTCGCAGACCTATGAGCCTTTCAAGTTCCACAAGACCGTCCGTTGGACTGAAGAGGTTCAGTGGGCCGACGAAGATCACCAGCTTGGCGTTGTGCAGGAAATTCTGAATCTCATTCAGCCTGCCCTCTCTCGCGCACTCGATTTCGGTGTGATCCACGGTGTCAACCCCGTTAGCGGTCAGACTGTCGCCGCTATGACTCAGAAGCTCGTCAACACTAAGAACACTGTTGAGTTTGACGCTGACGCGTCTATGGTCGGGGACGTTGTTGATGAGGCTACCGCGCTGGTCCTTGACGGTAGTGGTGTTCCTGACGGTATCGCTGTTGATCCCGCATTCGCGGCGGCTATCTCGCGCACGCGTCTTGTTGACGCGAACGGTAACCGGGCACAGAAGATGTACCCCGAATTCTCGTTCCGCAACTCGGCTTCTCAGTTCGACGGGCTGAGCGCAGCCACGGCTCGCACTGTCGGCGCGGGTGGGGTCATTGATCCCGCTTCGGGCCTGCTCTCGGTCGTTGGCGATTTCTCTGCCGTTCGCTGGGGAATTCAGAAGTCTATCGGCCTTGAGGTCATCAAATACGGTGACCCGGACGGCCAGGGAGACCTCAAGCGCAACAACGAAATCGCGTTCCGCGCTGAGGTCGTTTACGGCTGGGGCATTGCGGAACTGAACCGCAACTTCGCAAAGATCATCAAAGCGGCTGATACCCCGGAAGACTGACGCCGGGTGACCACACGTTCCCCGGCGAACAGACTTTCCCGACTATTAACTGATCGCGTGCCCCGGCCTTAGTGCCGGGGCCGGTCAGGGGAAGGGGTGTTTATGGCTGATGTTCAGCCGTTTCCGTTCGCCACTTTGGACGAATTGAAGGCCCGATGGCCGGACTTTCCGCTCGGCGCGGATGACTACGCAGAAACACTTTTGGAGGACGGGTCACAGTTCATTTTGGACGTGTGCCCGTCCGCCGTGAGCGCGTCTGAATCGTCGCGGCGGCGGGTGTTGTGTGCCGTTGTGAAGCGGCGCATGGACTCGGAACAGTCGGACCTTGCGGGGCTGGCGTCCTCATCGTTGACTACCGGACCGTTTGGTGAGTCTCGCACACCTGCGAATCCTGACGGTGACTTCTTCCTGAAGAAGTCTGAACGTCGCTCGCTGGGTGAGGGGCAGCAGAAGGCGTTCGGCGTGCAAATCGCAGACACAGGCGGGTTGGATCACCGGCCTTGGTGTTCGGTCACGTTCGGCGCGCGGTGCTCTTGCGGGGCCAATCTGACGCTTGAGGGGCCGCTATGGGAAGCATGAGGCACCGGGGCGGCGAGACTGTCACCCTGCATCCACTCATAGACGGTGCTGAGGACGCACACGGCAACCCCATTGAGGAATGGGGGCCGGATGTTGAGCGCAAAAAGTGCGCGATTGAACCGCGCGTGCATGAGGTCGATACCGAACTAGGCCGCTCTGCGGTTATCTACGGTTTCAACGTCTATGACACGTTCGATTCGCCCGTTGCCGAAAAGGACGAGATGACCGTTCGCGGTGTCCGCTGCAAGGTTGACGGCGAGATTGCGCGTTGGCTCAACCCGTTCACGGGTCAGCCGAAAGGCTCGGTCATCACTCTAAAGAGGGTGGACGGATGAGCCGAAAACTCAAACTCAACAACGCCGGGTTTCGTGCCTTGCGCACTGATCCCGCCGTGAAGCGTGACCTCATGAAACGCGCTCAGCGTGTAGCTGAGGCGGCGGGGGACGGGTTCGAAGCCCACGAATCGCCTAGCAAGAATCGTGCTCGCGCCACGGTCGGCGCACGAACCGCAAAGGCACGCCGCAAACAGTCGAAGGACAACGTTTTACAGCGTGCCTTGAATGCCGGGAGGTGACATGGAAACTCTCGTGTTCCCTGACGGCAAAGCCATGCTGATTGCGTGGCTGAAAGAGCACACCGGCCTCACAGTCGCGTCGATGGTCCCTAACCCGCGCCCTGACGAATTCGTAACAGTGCAGGACGCGGGATCGAACCGGATCGATCGGCATATCCGGGAAGTGTCCTACACGCTCAATTTCTGGGCGAAATCAACACCTCGCGCCTACGGCATGGGGTCTGTTGTCCTCGCCTATTTCGAGATTGCGGATGACCTCGGCGGGGTGCCTATGTATCGCCCCCGCGACTGGGGGCCACCTGTTGAGTTGCCGGACGAATCGGGTCAAGCCCGGTACACGGCGACGGTCTCATTTCGACTCAAATCAAGCCCCCTCAGCGGGGCTTTTTTCATGCCCTGACACGGGCGATTTAAGGAGTAAAAAATGGCTGGTGAAACAGCAAGCATGAACGTTTCGGTTGGTAAGCCGAATCTGAAGGTGTCGGGCGGTATTCTTCGCGCCCCCCTCGGCACCGAACGCCCAACAGACCCCGATTCGGCCCTTGAGGCATTTTACAAGTCTGCCGGGTACATCGGTGAGGACGGCGTTTCGGAGTCCTCGGAACGGTCCACAGAGGACATTCGCGCATGGGGCGGTATCAAGGTTCGCACCGTGCAGACCGAATACGGCACAACTCTGTCGTTCACTTTCATTGAGTCGCGCCGCGCTCTCGTGCTGAAGTCCGTCTTTGGCGAAGAGAACGTGACCGTTGACCCGAAGGGCTTTATCAAGGTCCGACGCAACGAAGCCCCTCTTGGCTCGGCTCAGTGGGTCGTTGACATGAAGGACGGTGACCGGGGCGCGCGCCGTCTCGATATTGGTAATGGTCAGATCACTGAAGTTGGTGACATTTCGTATGTCGATGGTGAGGCCATTTCCTATGAGGTCACCATGTCCTGTGACCCGGACGAGAACGGCGACACCCTCATTGAGTACGTCACTGATCCTGACTTTGAGGCCGGAGACGGTGACGACTCGGGGGAAGCCTGACGCCGGGAGACACAACGTTTCCCGGCACGAACACATTTTCTAAGGATGGTGAATAGTCATGGCATTTGAGCCTGACAAGTGGGCGGATGGTGAGGACGGCGGAACGCCGATTACCGCCGCTGAACTGAATCGCATTGAGGCCGCTGGGCTGGCTAAGGCCGCTAAGGGCGACAAGGGCGACAAGGGCGATACCGGCGCGGCTGGTAAGGACGGCGCAAAGGGCGATACCGGCGCAAAGGGTGAACCTGGCACGCCTGGTAAGGACGGCGCAAAGGGCGCACCTGGTGCCGATGGTGCTGACGGCTTCGGTACTGAAGAGCAGTACAACGACATTATTTCTCGTCTCGAAGCACTCGAACCACCGGACGCCTAACAGCGTCCACCTATGGCCGGGGGCATGATGCCCCCGGCCACCACCAAATTTTCTTGAAAGGACACACCACACATGACCACCTCCACACCAGCAAAGAAGACAATGGGACCGAAGCGCAAGGGCAAGAAACAGTACGCACAGGTCACATTCCCGTTTGAGGGATTCGAAGGCGATTTCACCCTGCCGAAGATCAGCACAATTCCCATTGGCATCCTGGCGGGGCTTGATGAGGGCGAAATGGCGAAGTTCGGTAAGTTCCTGGACGAGTACGCGCCGGGAACGTCTGAAGCCTTCCTTGACCTGGACAGCGACGAACTGGGCGACTTCATGAAGGCGTGGAGTGAGGCAGGTGGGGATAACACCCCAAAATCTTCCAACTGATTGAGCTAGTCAAAGAGCACCCTCATGCGCTGAACGCGGACCTTCTGACGATTGGTTATAGGGTCCGCGACCTCTACGTTTTCGAGTCCGGTCTGACGGTCGGGGACATGCTCGATTTCGTGGAGCACGCGCATGAGGGTATGGCGATTTATCGGGTTCTTAATCCCAATTGGGAATGGACTCTGACGAATCAGCTTTTGGCGGAACAGTTGGACGCTCAAATCTTGTGGCGTTGGATCGACGGCGGGAAAAAGGGCAAGAAGCCGAAGCCAATCCCGCGTCCTGGCGTCACTGAAACCGACACGAAGCAATATCAAGTGTCGGAAACGTCAACGATGGACGAAATTGACGAATGGCTTAGGGGTCGTGTGAAAACCGACTAACCACCACCTCAAATCAACGATCAGGAAAAGGGGTGGTGGTTTGTGGCGGCTGTAGAGCTTGCAAATGCCTATGTGTCTTTGGCCGTGTCCTCAAAGGGGCTAGGCAAAGACGTAATCAAACAGTTCGGCGGTGTTGATAAACAGGCCGAAAAGACGGGCCGGTCAGCCGGTTCGAAGCTCATGGCCGGTCTCGGCAAGGCCGCAAAACGAACCGCTGTCGGTGCTGGTATCGCGGCGGGTGCAGCGGTCGGCGCGGCTGTTGTCAGCGGGTTCAAGAATGCTGTTGCACGCGACAACTCAGAACGTGTCATGCAGGGGCTTTACGGTAACGCGAAGCTCGCCACGCAAACGCTCAGTGATCTTCGCAAGGTTGCCGGAAAGTCACCGATTGACTATGTGGCCTATACGAAGGCTGCTGAGTCGCTGGCATACGCCGGGATCAAGGGTAAGGACGCTACGGGCGTTCTAGAGAACGTCGGCAAGGCGATTGTTGCCGCTGGCGGTGACTCAACGAAGCTTGATCAGGCTATGGGCGGCGTGATGAAGGCCGTCAACAATGGCGGTATCGCCATGATGGATTCGCTGAGCATGATTTCTGAGTCTGGTGTGCCGATCTTGTCCGGTTTGGGCGAGAAGTTCGGTGTTACCACTGACGAGGTTAAGAAAATGGCCTCTCAGGGCAAGATCAGCATTGAGGACGTTATGAGCGTCCTACAGAACGGCACCGGGCAGACGTTCGAAGACATGATCAAGGCCGGTGAATCGGCTTCTGAGTCGTTCGGCAACCAATGGAAAATGGCGAAAGACCAGATTTCCAATGCAGTCGGTGACGTGCTGCTGCCTCTGCTGAAAAAGCTTGCACCTGCGATCAAGCCTATGGCTGACGCGCTGGTCGCGGGTATCTCTGACCTTCCCGGAATCTTTCAGACTATCGCTGACGCTGGCGGCAAGGTTTGGGACGTACTCAAAGACTGGGCACCGATGATTGGTGCTATCGCTGGCGCGTTCGTCGCATGGAACGCAGTGCTAGTGATTAGCAACGCCCTGTCGTGGGCAAAGTATCTGATCGAACAACGGTCTCTACTGCTCGGAGCGGCGCGTATCGCTATCACAAACGGTATGGCGGCGGCTCAGGCCGCGCTCAACGCAGTGATCACGGCTAACCCTATCGGCCTCATTGTGGCCGGTCTGGTGCTGCTTGTCGGTGGCCTCATCATGGCTTACAAGAAAATCGGTTGGTTCCGCGATTTCGTGGATGCCGTTTGGGCTGGGATCAAGGTTGCGGCTCAGGCCGTGGGCGATTGGTTCATGAACACGCTGTGGCCGGGAATCAAGGCCGCTGTGGACGGAATCGGGGCCGGGTTCACATGGCTGTATGAGAACGCTATTAAACCGGCGTGGGACGGAATCAAGACCGCGATAGACGTTGTTGTCGGTTGGTTCACTGGCACTGTCGCGCCGGGGGTCAAGTCCACGACTGACGGAATCGGTAGCGTTTTCACTTGGCTGTATGAGTACATCATTAAGCCGGTTTTCGACGGTATTGGCTTCGTGATCGGCCTTTGGTGGTCGGGCGTCAAATTCTACTTTGGTCTGGTTCAGGCAATTATCAACAATGTTTTGGTGCCTGCATTCCAATTTATTTGGACCACAGTATCTTTCGTATTCAAGCTAATCGGTCAAATCATAAAGCTGGCTTGGAACGGAATTATCAAGCCAATTTTCACCGCAATCGTGAATTTCATCGTGAATCGTCTCGTCGCGCAATTCAACTTCCTGAAGGCTGTTGTCCAACTCGTGTGGACGGCAATCAAGACGGCAATTGGTGCGGTTTGGGCTTGGCTGAAGGTCAACGTATTTCAGCCAATCATGAATTGGATTCAGGCCAAGATCGTTACCCCGTTCCAGGTGATGCAGAAGAAGGTCCGCTATGTGTGGGACTTGGTGAAACAGCTTCTATCGGCTGGGTGGACTTGGCTTAAACAGAACGTCTTTTCACCAATCATGGATTGGGTGCAGAAGCGCGTCGTGAAATCGTTCACGAATATGAAAAATCTCGTGAACGGGATTTGGAGCGGCGTAAAGAATCTGCTGCGTGACGGCTGGGGATACATAAAGGATAAAGTCTTTACCCCGCTGATGAATTTCATCACGAAGGACGTTCCGAACGCCTTCGAAAAGGGCAAAGATGCGATTGGCAAGGCTTGGGACAAGGTTAAGGAAGTAGCCAAAAAGCCTATCAAGTTCGTCATCGAGACGGTGATTAACAAGGGCATTATTGACAAGTTCCGTGACGTTGGTTCGTTCTTCAAGATGAAGGACAAAGACTTGCCTAAGCATGTGGCTCTGCCGAAGGGCTTTGACACGGGCGGTTACACCGGGCCGGGGCGGAAGTATCAGCCTGCCGGTGTTGTCCACGCTGACGAATACGTTCTGAGGAAACAGGCTCAGCGCAAGCTCACGCGGCGTTATGGGCGCGGCACGTTGGACCACATGAACCGTTTCGGCACTATCCCCGGTTATGCCGGTGGTGGTGAGGTTCCCGGCTATGCCGGGGGCGGCATGGTGTGGAACAACCTGTGGGGAATCATTAAAGAGAAGTTCCCGTGGGCGCGCCTCACATCGTCCTATCGTCCTGGTGCTCGCACGGCGTCGGGTAATGGTTCGTATCACGCTCAGGGTAAGGCTGTTGACCTTGCTGGCCGTGGCTCAATGAACATGGGCGACATGATGAAGATATTCAACTTCATTCATTCGAACTATGGTCAATCGTCTGAGCTTATTCACTCGCCTGCTGGTGGCCGTCAGATCAAAAACGGTAACCATTACACGTATGGCGAACCTGTTAAGGGAATGCACTATAACCACGTGCACTGGGCTAACAACAGCAAATTCGGTGGTCCTACTGCCGGTGCTGGTGGTGGCACGGATAACGGCGGCGGCGGAATCAGTCTCGATTTCCTGACGGGTGCTTTCACGAAGATGAAAGACAAGCTCACAGGGCAATTCGAGAAGTTCGGTCCTGCCGGTCAGGTCGTTAAGTCGGCGGCATCGTGGGGTATTGATCGCCCTATCGAATGGATCAAGGACAACCTGCACAAAGTGACCGGCCTTGTGTCTGATGCATGGTCGGGCGCAAAGGAAATGGTTGTCAATGGCACGGCTAAGGCGCAGGGCCGGGTCTGGGCGGCGAAGAATGGTGTGACTGGCGAAAGCTGGAAGGCTCTCGACTACATCATTTCTCGTGAGTCTGGCTGGAATCCGAAGGCTCAAAACCCGCGCTCAACTGCTGCGGGTCTGCCTCAGTTCATTGCAGCTAATCAGCGTCATTATGGCGTGTATCCGATCCGTCAACAGTCGGTTTGGAAACAGCTTGACGCGTTCATGAAGTACGTGAATGAGCGTTATGGCGGCGTCACGAAGGCGCGTGACTATTGGAAGTCGCATAACCACTATGACACGGGCGGAATGGTCACCCCGACGCTCTTTGATAAGGGCGGGGTGCTTCAGCCTGGTACTCAGTTGGTTTCGAACCGTACTCGTAAGCCTGAATACATTCTGCCGTCGCGTGTCACTGACGCGCTCATGGGCGGAAATGTTGTGGGCGGCAGTAGCGGTGAAGAGCACTTCCATTTCCACGGTCCTGACCCTGACGCGGCTATGCGTTCATATGAGGCGACTCGTCGCCGTAGAGACCTTTTGGAGGTGCGTTAATTGAGGTTCATCCCGAAAGTGTCTTTGCATGGCTCGGGTGAGGTCGTGGAACTGTCTAACGGTTCGCACGCTGATTTCACATTGATGCAGGGGTCTTCCGGTTTGGGGATGCGGCCACAGGAAATTAGTACTGTGGCCCTCCCCTCTGGGGGGTCGTTGGTTCAGCATCGTCGTGGGTCGGAACATGAGGTGCAGCTGCCGATCCTGTTGGGCGGTTCTGAGCGGAAGCGTTGGGATTTGCGGCGCAAGTTGGAACAGCTTGCGCGTGGTCAGGTTGAGATTCGTGTGACTCGTTCGAATGGTGTTTATCGGTCCCGGTTCGGGTTTTACAAATCGGGGCTTGAGGGCATGTATGGGGCGGGTGAGGATTCTCCGAATGGGCAGAAGCTTGTTTTGGAGTTCTTGTGTCCTGGTGAGTATTGGAACGGTGAGGAACAGGGGCCGGATTTCCGTTTGACGGGTCTGCGTAAGCGGTTCCTGTCGGAGCGCGCGGATGAGCCGGGCGGGTATGAATCCCCTTTTCTGCCTATCGTCCTCGCGTCCTCCACAGTTCAGGGTGAGTTCGAAATCAACATTGGTGGAGATGCACCCGCATATCCAACATGGATCGTGGACGGGCCGGGATCAGACCTGATTATTGAGAACGACAAGGGCCAATCAATCAAGGTTCTGACTGAAATCGAAGATCAGGTGACGATCACAACGAACCCGCTCAGGCAAGACATTACTTCCCCAATGAAACCTGACGGCGAACTGTGGGAGCACGTGCCCACAACGTCAGTGTTCTTCGGCCTTGAGCCGGGAACGCAGACAGTCAAAATGTCGATGGTCGGCGCGAAACCGAACAGTCTTGTTCGGTGCCTGTACCGCGAAAACTATTGGTCGGGGTGGTGATCGTATGCCTATGAGCGCGTTCATGTTCACTCATGACTATGTGAAGCGTGGTGTCCTGCCGGTTATTGGTGGTTCGTGCAAGCTGCGCCGTAATGGTGTTCACACGTTCAGTCTGACGGTGGACGGCGGTTCTGCCTTGTGGCAGAGGTTCGATAAGGATTGGCGAGTCACGATCCATGATGAGGGGGAACGCCTGTTGTCGGGCGTTCCCCTGAAGATCGTTGAAACCGCTGAGGGCGGCGTGGTCACGTCTGAACTGACGGGCGAGTCTGACATGACTTGGCTGAAAGACATGATTACTCTACCTGACCCGTCGAAGGCTGCAAACGATCAGGGCGGGGAAGCGTACTGGAATCGGAAGGGTGCGGCGGGTGTCCTCATTCGTGATCTTGTGAACGCGAATGTTGGCCCGTCTGCCCGTTCTGAGTATCGCCGCCCCCTGGTCATTGGGGACGTTGCAAACGGTCCTGACGGGACAATCAACAGTCGTTTCAAACCTGTGCTTGATGAGGTCGCGGTGCTCGCTGAAACAGCGGGGTTGACGGTTGACATTGTGCAGGATGACAACCTGAAACGTTCGGTTCTCACAGTCGTTGAGGGCCGCGACTTCGCGCGCCGCGTCCGCTTGTCACATGGCAACGGCGGCATTGAGTCGCATTCGTTCACTCTCGAAGCCCCCACGGTCACGTCCGTGCTTGTGGCCGGTCAGGGCGAGGGGTCGGAACGCACCCTGAAACTGTCTCACGGGAATGAGAATTCGTGGGGCTTCAGGTCGTTGCAGTTCCAAGACCGCCGTGACACTGATGACCAAAAGGAATTGGACGCGGCAGGCACAGACACCCTCACAGAAGGGCAGGAACGCGCCTCAGTGTCGTTGACAGTCAACGACACGCCTGGGCGCATGTTCGGGCGTGACTACTGGCTTGGAGACACGGTGACAGTGCAGCTGTCCACGGGCGTGAACATCACTGACACGGTGCAAATGGCTGAAGTGTCGTGGGACGAGAACGGACGCACCGTCAAAGTGCAGGTTGGCCCTACTGCTGAGGATGAAGACCAGCCCCGCGACGTGAAAGAAATCAACAAACTTTGGAAGGCCGTTCGCGGTCTTCAGACACGATGAAAGGGGCGGTTATGGCTGATGCAACACCAGAGAGCAACCTTGCTCTGATTGAGGAACTGCAAGAGCTTGTCTCGGCAGAATACGCGGTGCCAGAAGGTCCGGAATATTCCTACCCTGCCGTAGGGCAGGCCGTGGATGATGAAATGTGGAAGTTCATCACGCTTGCGCTCGGATCGGGGATTCTAGATGACGGCGGGTGGCCGTATTGGTTGCGCAAGCTCGGAACTGACTCTGAAACGAATCAAGCAAATCAGATGAAGCTCACTGTCGCAACGACAACTGAAACCGCTCAGGCGGTGCTTCAGGGGTTCTATCACCGGCTTCTGAAAGATATGCGCCTTGACTTCCCGATGCCACTGTCTGACACCACGTATTACGTGGTGTTGGAGCTTAACCCGCTGAAGGCGCGTGACCCTGAAGGGCCAATTTCGGTCAAGGTGTACCCGAACGAATTGAACACTGAATCAGGGCGTGAGCACTTGCTTCTGTGGACTGTGGGCCGAAAGCCGAATCAGCTTCTCACTGATGCGACGATTACGCGCTACCGTCCACGTGTTGCGCCCACAATCACGGTGACGAGAGTTGGTGACCTGCCGGACCCCGCTACGGTCCTTTATGGCACGGTCGCAGTCGTTTACGACGAAAAAGACATCGTGATTGCTCGGGGCGCGAATAACGCGGAAGGCGGGGCAACGCGCTGGGAATCTCTCAATGATCCCGAAGTCGTCTATATTCGTCCCGACTCTGGCGTGTATCAGTGGGTTGGTCATGGTGCCAAGCCGGGGGCCGTGAAGATTGGGCAAGTCGTTTATCTTGAGGGGCGTCTAAAGCGCGCCGGTAAGTACGAGGGGCAGAATTTTAACGCTGGCACAGAGTACAACGTTATGAATCTACCCGCTGAGCTTCGCCCGAAATCGGAACGTAGGTTCCTGGTGAAAAATAGCGGCCTAAACGCTGAGCACACCTCTACAGTCACGATCTATCAGGACGGGCGTGTGGTGGTCACGCCCGGATACGCGAATGCGTGGATACCGTTTGACGGTTGCACCTACACGTTGACGCGGTGACCATGAACCGCACATCTAGATTTTTGCGTGCGCTCGGGTCAGTGCTGTTTCTGGCGTCGGGCCTGTTCTACGTTCTCGCGCCGCCTCACACAACAACATCGTTCTTTGACACACCATTTCCCGCTATCGCGTGGGGTTCGGTGTTCGTGTTTGGCGGGTTCGTGTCTCTGCTCGGCGTCATCACGGGATACGTCCACGTTGAACGTTTCGGCGTCTTCGCAATCGTCGTTGCTGGTTCGTGTCTGTCGATCGGTCAGGCGTTAGTCATGTTCGACGTGCCGATTACGTGGACCCGTGGCGGTGGTCTACTCGTCTATGTTGCTTTCACTCTGTTCTCATTTGAACGTTGGTACAGGCTAGGGGCTGAAGAGCAAGCGATAAACGCTATTGCGGATGAGGGGTGAGCATGGATTCAGAAATCATGAAGCTCATCCTCGGCGGTGGTGGTGTTGCTCTGCTCGGCGCGCTCGGCAAGCTCGCCTATGACTGGATTCAGGGGCGGGTGATGAAAGAGGAATCTGCCGTTACGCAGTGGCAGGGAATCGCCCGGTCTCGGCTTGACGAGATACATAGGCAGAAGGCTCGCCTTGCGTGGTTCGAAGCGAATTACGCGCTTCTGTGGCTCGCCTATGAGCGTCTGCCACCAAAGGAAAAACAGTCGTTCCCGTTCTCGCCGCCGTTGCCGCCTGACGAGTTCGCAGACGAATAACACTTGACCCGCTACGGCGGGTTTTTTCAATTCAAGGGCACCTCTTCGGGGGTGCCCTTACTCATGCCCGGAAAGGGGTAAACATGGCACGAAATTACACATTCGAGTCGAAGAGCTCTTCCAACAGTTCGACGCGCTCGCACTACGGTTACGGCACGAAGCCCACAGGCATCACGATTCATCACTGGGGTAGCACGGGGCAGAAGTTCGCTAACGTCGTGGGTTGGCTTCGCGGGGCCGCTGGTGGCACCTCTAACCGCAACTCGTCGGCGCACTATGTGACTGAGGCCGGACGGGTCACTCAGCTTGTCGGTGATTCTCGCGCGTCGTGGCACGCCGGTTCGACTGCTGGTAACGGTTCGACTATCGGCATTGAGTGCCGTCCTGAAATGTCTGATGGTGATTGGGCGACTCTCGTTCAGCTCTGTGCCGATATTGAGGAAGAGCACGGTTCGATGAAGTATTTCAAGCATTCGGACTGGAAGAGCACCGCGTGCCCTGGCAAGTACGGAAGCCGAATCAAACAGCTTGTTAAGGACGTGAACGCGGAGCACGCCGCGCGTAAGAAGGGCGGCACAACTTCGCCTAAGCCCGGTGGAGGGTCTACGCCTGCCCCGTCGAAGCCGAAGCCTACGGGCAAGGTTCCCGGCAAGTCCTACGCGTTCCCTTATGAGAGTGGCGGCTACATTGGCCCTCGCTCGGGGCCGAACCGCTCGCATTCGGGCATTGGTGGACGCAAGACAAAGGGCGTTGCTGATTCGACGTGGAACAAGCGTTTTGTGAATCAGCTTGTGGCGCGCGGGTGGAACGCGAAGAAGGGCGGCACCTACCTCAAGTCGTTCGGCAATGACGGCAAGTACGGCGCGGAGCTTGAGGCACTGATTCGCGCGTTCCAAAGGGATCAGGGGTTGCCGGTTGACGGTCTCGCCGGTCGCGCCACATGGGACGCGGCGTTTAAGAATCCCGTTACCTGATGAAACCTACAGCGGCCCTTGTGGGGGCCGTGCTCGCGCTGGGACTGCCTGCCTACATGTTTGGGTGGGCGGTCCTGGTGTTGAGCCTCATTGACCTGTTTTCGATCTGAGAGGACAACATGAACACATCTACACAGGTACAGCACCCCAACAGGGCGTCGGTGCGTACTTTCATTCAGACGCTCATTCCCGCGCTGGTGCTGGTATTCGTCGCGGTGCCGCCGTTCGTTGACATTGTGCTTGACGAAGTGGGCAAAGCTGGCGTTGAACTTCCCGAATGGCTCTATTTGGCCCTAACGGGTGCGTCTGTGGCCTGTGCCCTGGTCGCGGCGATTGTCGCCCGTGTAATGGCGATTCCGGGCGTTGAGAAGGTGCTTGAGCGTTTCGGAGTGGGCACGACACCGAAGGCGAAGCGGCTTGCCGAAGCCGAAGCGGACGCAACGCCGGTTCCTGACGATTACAAGCCAAAGCACTAAGGAGCACTGATGGATTTTAGTTTTCTGCCAAGTGACGAGATTCAGGACATGATCGACTCGGCACAGGGCGAGTTGGCGCGGCGTCAGACTCAGGACGCGTTCAACGCTGAGCTTGCCGAACTTCAGGGCAAATATCGTGACGCGCTCGCCATTGAGCCTATCGAATGGCGGATGTGGGAAGCCCCCGAATATGCGCTAGACGCGCCGGGTTTAGGTGACACGGTAGAACACGAAAGTAAGTTCTACCGTTCACTGTTGGCGTGTAATCAGCTTGTGCCCGGTGAGGCCGGTTATCGGCAGGTCTCGCGTCAGGGCGTCCCGATCCCGTGGCTTGAGCCTTCTCGTGAGCATGACGGCTACGCGAAGGGTGAACGCGCCATTCGCGGCGGTGTCACCTATGAGTCTCTGTGTGACAAGAATATGCAGATGCCTCACCCTGATTCTGAGTATTGGGCACAGGTTGAAGTGTCCGACGAGGAATGAAAATTGCCCCCACTGCCTTGATTGGCGGTGGGGGCGTTTTCTCGTTTCAGGCGATTGTCTCGCCGTAGCTGATCCACTTCTCAAGGCGAACCTTGAGGCGGTCAAGCTGTTCAGCGGCCTTTGGGCTGGTCTTGGCCTCTTCGATCTTGGCGTTGATCTGGTCTGTCCAGAGCTTGCGGTGAGTTTCCCAGGGGTTCACGGTTCCCCAGAGTCCCACGGTGTTCATGGGGGTCAGGGTGAGGATCGCGGCAAGCGCGGCCTTCCATGTGTCCATGATGCCCTTTTCAGCGAATTCTGCGATTGCGCCGGGGGTGATGACCTTGTTCATTATTAAGTTTCCAATCTGTGTTGCTTGCCTTGCTTATGTCTCAATAGTACACCACTAAATAGGGGTGTAGCAAATCGAGAGGGAACACAGAAATGCCCCCGTCGTGATCGACGGGGGCTGAGGCTCAGAGGCCGATTTCCCTGAGCCTCGCGGAAGCTCGCCCGGCTGCTCGCACGGCACCTTCAAACGTTCGCGGCCCGGTCTGCCCTGCCTGAATTTTGCTCAGCTTCACGGCGGCTTTGGCTAAGTGCAAGAGGATCGGCTTCACGCGTTCCTCATCCTGTCTGCCGTCATGGACCGCGCCTGATGCGTCCTGCATAGCCTGTTCGACCTCGGCGCGGAGAATGTGGGGGCGCTCAAAGTCGATGAAGGCAGCTAGGGCGACTGCTAGACGGGTGCTGGTGTGGTTCATGGTGGTTCCTTTCGGATCGGCTGGGCGTGTGCCCTGCTCGGGGTGCCGGGGGCTGTTCGCCCCCGGCTGGGGTGGTGCTGGTCAGGCTGGGGAAAGCTCTGAAATGCAGGTGGTGACTTCGCCGCTACTGAGGCGAACATCTGCCATGCCCTCAAGCTCGCCCGTATGAATGAGTGTCACGGTGCCGGGGTAGCCGCTCTTGAGTACAGCTGAACCGACGACTATCGGGGCGACCGAGTAGCCGCATTCGCAGCGGCTCAGGTCTGTGTTAGCGGGGGCGGAAGTCGCGTAGCCCACGCCGATTGGGGATGGGGTGCCGCACTTTTTGCAGATGTAGCCGGTGCTGATTTCGGTGTTCATGGTGGTTCCTTTCGGTGTGGCGGTGCGTTGCGCCCCGCTCATACCCATGACTATACACCACTATTTAGGGGTGCGCAAATCACTCGAACGCGTAGCGAATCGTTACGCGGTCAGCCACCGAACCGGCCACCGCGTGATAGAACGATGACGGCAAATCAGGATCACCGGGCACCGACTCACCCCATGAGGGTAGCTCAATCTCACCCGCGCTCAGGAACGACTCACGTACGCTCTTGGCCCTGCCCTCTAGGTTCTCAATCGCACGGGCTGTTTTCGGCGTCACAGGGGTCGTTCCGCCTGCCTGACGGCGCACCCCACGTAAGTCCATGCTGCCAATCTCGGAAAGCTGATTCAGACTCAGCCCTAGCGCAGTGGTGCGCGCCCTCATCTCGGCGGCGGTCATCTGTCGATCGTTCAT